TTGAATTGAATTTCGTCCTACAGAATGCTAATATTAATGGTGTGGATGATCTAGAGAGAAGATTCAGAGAGTGGGGCGACGATATCATTGAGAAGATTCGCCAGGAAGACCTCGCCAAGAAGCGTAGACTTGGTGGTCGCTAATGATTCCTAGACGATTGCCAATTGATACTATTATGCACTGGAACGGTCAGAGAGTGACCGATCAGGGCCGTGCTCCACTTGAGGTCGGAACAGAAAAGATTATGAATGAAAAGCGCATGGTTGACGGAACCTTGCGCAGATATGTTGTTGCCGAAAAGAGAACATGGTCAACCAGTTGGGAAAATATTTTTTCCAAGAGAGTATTCGATAATGCTCTCGGTGGCGAAGCATTGAGGACGTTCTACCAGAACACTCCCGGAGAATTCACGCTTAAACTAAATTACGGTGATGGGTCATCAGAAAGTGTATTAGTTATGTTTTCTGGATTCCAGTATACTGTTGATAAGCGATCAAAGGGTCAAAATGGCGATATTTGGACGCTAAGTGTTGAACTGGTGGAGGTATAGTGAAGAATCTGAATTTAAACTACATTAAAGAATTAGCAAAGAACCACGACATTCATGGCACACCTAGAATCCTTGCCGAATGGAACTGGAATAATACTGCATTGCTTTCTGACGGAGCACGTCGCGGCAGTATCATGAAGGTTTACGATGCTAAGAATGTTGGTGCGATCAATTCAACATCATTCCCTACTATCTTTACTGAGGACAGGTACCGTAAGACACTCAATCCTACATCAGTTAACTTCGATCACGAGTCGAACCGTCCAAATATCGACTGGACAAAAGACTACCCAAACTTTAACCCATTCGACTGGAAGCATTTTGGCATTTATCAGGAATTTTATCTGGAAGTCAAAGAGCCGGGTACGTGGAGATTTGCTGTAGCATCAGACGATAGTCACGAACTGTGGGTCGAAAATACTAAGATCAGCCAGTTCTACGGCGGTCGTATTATGCAGGGCGCTCCGAATTATACCGAAGTAGATAGAACATACAACTTCCCTACTGCTGGTAGATACCGCATGCGCGCCTATCTACATAATATTGATATCGAGTGGGGCATGCACATCGGATATAAGACTCCTAGCATGCACAGCCGCAATGAGGAATACCAACCGCTAGACTCAGAGCTTACTATCCATCCAGACCATGTTGACGAGCCGTACGACAACCCTGAGGTAATCGGGTACCGTAAGGATAATCCAGCCGTGGCCGATTGGCTGGAATGGCGTGAGCATTTTCCTGTGAGCAGCCTGACGGCACCACTTCGCCCTAAGTCTGGCATTAGGTATAACGAGTTAACATCCCGCAAGGACGATGCATATATCATGGACTCTTCTTTCTACAAGGAAGGTCCAGAGGGCGGTAAGAAAACTCGTTGGTACCTACTAGACAAGGACAACAATCAGTTCCGCTACTGGCGATCAGATCAGGTATCCAATGCGAATAAGCAGCTTGCCGGGGCGACAGTAAGAATTACTTACACTCAGCCTGTAGGAGCAAACAAGATTACCTTTACTGCTAACCTAGGCCCTAAGCCTACCAGTATGACAATCCGTTATCTAACGGAAGGGGTAAACGGCGAGGATCAATGGATTACTATCTTAAACCCAAACTCTGCCGTCCCAATAAACACAAAGACTGGCGAAATCATTTTTAATCGCGCGGCCAACGGTGATTGGATCGCCAAGGAGGGTGATGTAGAGCAAATCTATACAGATGACTATTCGGTTCGTATTAGGGCAATCGAATTCACTATTCACTCATTAGATACTGCAAACGCCAGAGCGGATGTTATTGAATTTTCCGCCCGCAAGGTCTTGGATATCTCTGAGCGTGTTGCAAGATTCGAGGCTCGCCTTGCTATGGACGAGGAAGACTTTACTAGAATTTTAGGTATCGCTAGCGCTAATGATGGAAGTATTGAACTATCAAACTGGGATAATGCGTTCCAGCTAGATGAAGATCAGTATGTCGGAAATACCGAACGACTAAAGCAGACTGTTGAGAGATCGACTAAGTTTATGGTTGATCTTATGTACGATTTGAGCGAGCAGGGGCAGTCTGATCCTTATCCGGTTAGGATGTTTACCTTTTATTCTGCCGATTGGACTCGCGAGGGTGAGTATGATTACTCGATTAATCTTTTCGACTCTGCGAAGTTCTTACAGAATCTGCCATGCCCAGAGATTTTTGAGCATGACGTGCCGGTCCATGTATTGATCGCCCAGATTCTAGATTCGGTAGGGTTTACTAACTATTCCCTAGACAAGGAAGATTACGATTTATCTGCTCCGGTGCTAGATCATTTTGCTAATGACCCGGAAGATACCGTATGGTCAGCATTGCAGATTATAGCTGAGTCGGCCATGTGTGCAATATTCTTTGACCAGAATGATGTGCTTCAAATTATGACCAGAGAGCAGATCACTAAGCAGGTAACAGATTTTGACTACACACTCAGAGGAATTAAGGTTAATCGCAACCCAGAAATTCCAGAAACAAGTATTGATCCAGACGAAGGTTTGCCAAACATCTCAGAATTAGAAAAGAGATATGACATGGAGGCCAATAAGGTTACGATCAAGTGGCGTCCTAAGGCAATCAAGACAAATAAAGACCCGCTTTTTGGAGAACAGCTTACTGATATCGTTTGGCAGTCATCCGATACTATCGTGCTAAAGTCAACCAAATTGATGAAGCCAATGGGTTATGACGAGGAGGATTCCTTCCATATTAGGCAGGAAGATGCCCTCACATGGCCTTTCCAGGGCAAGGGGAATATTAATGGTGAAGTAGTCGAATGGGACGCTAAGGAATACTACTGGATTGACGGAGAAACCGGAAAGACTTACTTCGAATTCATTAGCTCCGACGAGCAGTGGAAGAAGCGCCAGAACAAGGCTATCTACGGATATAACTTGCAGGGTGTAAATAAGTTTACTGGTCGTATCCGCCTCAAGCGTGACCCTAAGACTAACAAGCCTGTTGGTCGAGGAGCAGACTCATCAAAGTACCGCATCGATCATTACACAGGAATGCGTCCAGGATGGAAGCCAGCTAGATTCACTATCGGTAATGCAGGATTCCAGGACGGATATTGGCCGGGAGAGCAGAATACAAGCTTCTACGAGATCAATAATCCTAATGAGCGAACAACAGCTATTGGTATTAACCGACCAACCAACGCGAATGATGACTGGTTCAAGACACAGTGCATTTACCGCAAGGATAGCACTATGCAAAAGCCTTTGCAGCAGTGGGGATTCCGCATGAAGTTCAAGGAATCTACAACCATCGGTGAAGTGTCACTTATGTTTAATATGGGTTACTCAACTGGCAATTCAGAAGTCGTATCAACCTCTGTGCCAGTAAGCCAGTTCAACCAGATGTACCATGTTACATTCCTAGAGACTCAGAATCTAGTCCGAAATGCTACGCATGAGATCGGTGCCTGGGTACAGAGTCCTGATCCTGTATACCGTACTCACGACAATGCAATTCGTGGCTCCGCTAGCCGTATGTACAACAGAAATTACCACGAGCCTTGGGCCGAGCGAATGAAGGGATACCGCTTCGAGTTCAAGCGTAACGTATGGTACGACGTTAAGGTCGATCTTACTCGCGGTCGCGGATATGCACTTAACTCAGACATGCATTTCTTCGTGTGGATCAATGGTATGCCCGTGGCCGGATTTAATGCTGCTGGGCCTGCTGACCGCCACAAGTGGCTAGCCCCTACAAATTACTGGGCAATCGGCTCCCGAGCGGCCTCAAAGGTAGAAATTGCTAACGCTTACTCATGGACAGAATTTGCCGATCCATATTACGAGGATGACCAGTGGAGGTATGACTTTACTACGAAGGGATTCGTTTCTAGCTATTTGGAAAACGGAGTTCTGCATCCTGCTGCTGGCAAGACTGCTCCATACAGAAATAATAAGATTTTTGACGGTAACTTGTTCTACGATGACTTCGGATCGACAGTTCGAGAGATTCGAGAATATGATATTACTCTGGACAAGGCCCCGGTAGAGACTTTGAATGCTGTCATCTCTAATGAGAATGCTCGTGTATTGAATATGGACTTTACAGCAAATAAGGCGAAGTTCTCTATCGTGAACCTATCCGATAGCGACACTATTGTCCACGGCACACAGGAGCTTGGAAATAACCAGTCTGTCAATCACAGCATGGTCCTATTCGGTTATGTGCTCGAAGAGGGCGAAGAGCAGGAGATCGTGAGGCGAGACCGAGAGTCTATTAAGGATCACGGTGAGGTATCAATGGATATTGACGCGACATGGATCAATAGCGTAGATCAGGCGGATGATTTAGCACAGTGGGTAGTAGAACATTTCGCTGACCCTAAGGACGTACTCCAAATCGGAGTATTCGGAGACACAAGCTTCTCTGTCGGAGACAAGGTTAAGATTATCTACCCAAAGGCAGAGATCAACAAAGAATGGGTTTACATTGTTTCTGGTATCAACATGGCATATGCCGATGAAGGTCTCGATGTGGTGTTGACGGTTCGACGTGTTCGCAATAATCCTCTAGATGATGCTTACGAGTACCCAAATAATGCTGTCAATCCAGTTCCTGATCCTGAGCCTGCACCGCCAGCGCCGAAGCCAGAGACTCCAACATTTACTAATCTTTCTCCAATTAGCGGCATGAACGAAAGTACATATGATGTTGGTCGAGTGGCCGGTACCGACTTGCTCATTCCGTTCCGAATTGACGGGGGAAATGTAGCATATCTTGCCGGTGATAGTTTTGCTGGCGATATGCCAGGATCACCAGATTGGAGAAGTCCTGTCGGCTTCAAGAGCAATACTAATCCTTTGACAAATAAGATTGTGTTCCAGTCGGCGTACAATACGAATGCAAGTAATTTTGCTGCGGACATGTTCTACAACCAGAAGTCTGCGAATGAATACAACGCATGGGGACAGGAATTTACCGTTATCCCTAATGATGGTGTTTACATCACAAGCAAGAACATGACTGTGGTTAGCTACATGTCGGTCAACCGTTGGAGAAATGCTAAGAACGACAATCTGAACAATATCCCTGGTGATTGGAGAACCAATTACGCGGGTCTAGCTTACTCGACAGACGGGCAGAATTTCACTCGCTTGCCTGTAGGTGGAAACAACGCGGTGTGGTCGAACGCAGAAAATAATAGTTCTGCGTTCCAGATGCAATCGATGTATTACAACTCTACTGATGATTACGTATACATGATTTCGGTCAAGTCCGGTCGTCAGTCTGGTCCGATGTATTTACAGCGCGTTCGAGCAGGCAACATCCTTTACCGCTCGGCATGGCAGGGTTACTACAAGGATGGAAATACATGGAAGTGGGGTAAGCCAGACCAGTGTACATCCCTATTTTCAAATAAGATGTTTGGTGAACCTAGCCTGAGAAAGCTAGCCGATGGGACATGGGTTATGTCTTATCTGACAAATAGTATCGGTATTCTTAGCGGTGGGCCATTCGGTATCGTGACACGAACAGCGCCGGATGTTACTGGTCCTTGGTCTGCCGAAAAGGTACAGCTTACCCAGTGGAATGTTCCACGCTTGTACGGCGGCTTCATTCACCCATCATCAACAAAGAACGCAAACGGACTCATCCTGCTCGTTTCTCAGTGGACAGATAATAAGTACCACGTCATGCAATTCAGAGGAACTGTGTGATATGGTATGATTAAATAATGGTTGAGAAA